GGCTAAGTTTGACGAACTGAAGAAGGCACAGGATGCCCGCGAGCTTGTTGCCAACTACAAGGGCCAGACTTATGACTCCAACACAAAGCTGCCGGTTCCTATTGCCAGCGTATTCAAGGAGGCATTCTTGGACGAGACCGGTGTATCATTCCGCATCATCAACCGTACTGTCCGCTTGGAGCATGATGGTGTGAAGAAGAGCGTTAAGCCTTGGAACAACGATATGATTATTGGTGTCTGCTCACAGATGATTGGTGCCCTCGTTTACGGTCAGGTAGCAGAGGCAACAAACAGAGTGGCAGGTGTAACCTATCAGCAGATTGATTACAAGCTTATCTCTCAGTATTCAACAACTGATCCATTGCGTGAGACAACTGCGGTGCAGGCATACTGCTTGCCTGTCATCGAGGACGTTGACACAATCTATCAGATTGATACTAAGCTGGCAGACCCAGACGTTTCGGTTGATACCGAAAAGGAGAAAGCAGATACAGAGGACGCTAAGGTAACAATCTCTGATGTGACCTACAAGAAGCCGGAGGCTATCACAACCCTTAATGCTCTTGGTGCTACACTTCCTAGTGACGCCAGCGACAAGGAGGTTATTGATGCCTATAACGAGCTTCCTCCTGTGAAGAAGAAGGAGTTCAAGGAAAAGGCAGCTAAAGCTGAGGAGTAATCATGAAGACGGTCGGACAAGCTTTGGTGGATGAGGTACACATACCTATCCCCTATGGTTTCGTGGAAAACGCCTGCATAAAGCGTGACCTCGATATCGAATCAGAGTTCACTGGTGACGTTGCCAGAAGTGACGCCTACAAAGGAACGCTTGCCGACTGTCTGCTTTCTCTCATACAAGCCGTTAGCTTCTCCGAAGCGGACAAATCAATAGGTTCCCTCTCGGAAGACCAGCGAAAGGCTATATTAGTTCAAGTCAATCGTTTATATAACTCTATCGGCGAGGAGGAGGTTTCACTTACTCCAAAGCCGACAGTTTACATTAATTGCTGATGAGTCTATTGAGTTTTCATGCCTCAAAGCTATACCGGCAGCAGAAGGTAGCTGGCTATACAGATGATGATGGAAATTATCACCAGGGCAAGACCGAGTGGAAGTTCTGCTGCACTTGTGATGTAGTTCCTGCTGGCGAGGCCAACAAGTTAGTTACATCTGACGGTTCTATTGATTACTACTCCTACGAAGTGCATAACTTGCCCGTAGGGATTGAAAAGTTCTCTTATGGGGATTTTATCAAGCTAGATATTTTAGGGGCTGAGGAAGTAATTATCAAGGTCAAGGGATTTCATCGTTATCAACTTCAGTGTAAGATATGGGCATAAGAATGACAACCAGCGCTTCCGCTCTTGACGCCTTCCTACAAAGAGCCGCAAGGAAGATACAGGAGAATGTGCTTAAGGCATTGAGCAAGCTAGGAGACGAATCTGTGGTTAGAATCCGTAACAGGTCTGCCGAGGAAAGCTGGATAGACCATACGGGCAACCTAAGAAGTTCTATAGGCTTCGCCGTGTACGAGCAGGGAAGTAAATATATGGAATCAGCCTTTTCGCAGGTTCTCAGTGGCACAGACGGCTCTGTAAAGGGCAAGAAGATGATCAATGACCTTGCAAAGGAATATTCCAGGGTTTATGCTTTGGTTGTCGTTGCCGGAATGGAATACGCAGGAGAGGTGGAAGCCTTGGAAAGCAAGGATGTCCTCGCATCAACGAAGATATGGGCCACATCCATTGTAGAGCAGCGTGTGAAGACAGCAATAGACTCAGCAGTTAATGAAATAAACAAGTGGAAGATATGAAATCAGACGGAGCAATTAAGACTGATGTTTACCGGTACATCAATGAAAGCGGTTTCATGAGCAACGTCAATGGCAAGCTGTTAAAGACGATGAGACCGCATAATTCTCATAAAGAAGATGTCGTTATCTCCATCTTGGCTAATGAGGGAACGCAGCTTCAAACGGCAATTATAAATGTAAATATATATATACAAGACCAGGACGTAGATGGGCAGTTCGAGGAGAACACTATCAGAGTTGACGAAATCTGCAAACTGGCTTGGAATCTCTTGGAAACGTTCAGAACGAGCGAGTATGCTGCCCACGCTATTGAGCAAAGGGTATATGCAACAAGCACGGGAGAACATGTAATAAATAATCAAGTTGAATATAAACTCATAAATGATTAAATTATGTCAGTAACAGCATGGGGAAAATGTTCTATCTTTGTTCAGAAGGTAGGTGCTACTAAGAATGAATGGGATAAGCTTCCTACACCGAAGGAAGATACCACGAATGTGACCCCTACAAAGGGCGACACAATGGAGCAGAAGGAAGAGGGAGGCGGTACTGTTGACCGCAAGACCAAGAAGTCAACCTATGAAGCTGCGTATCAGCTCTTTATTAAGAAAAACCAATCTCAGCCTTTCAAGACAATTGACGGCATTATTGAGGGTAATTACAGATTGGCTATTCAGCCAGAGGATCCTGAAGTACCTGGAGCTTACTTAGGTAACACCACAATTAGCGCAGAAGAGGCCTTCTCTACAAATGAAGGTGCTCTTGTTACTTATACACACTCAGGACTTATTCCAGAAGGTGACGTGGTGGCTAAGACTGTAAACGCAAAGGGTGAGGATGTCTATTGTGCTTACCGCTGGCGTGTCATCACTGCCACAAAGGGAACAGGTGGAAAGTATTCCTTGACTTTCAAGAAGCCGCAGGATGGTGATACCCCTCCTGCTGAAATCACGGAAACATACGCAGAGACATAGGCATATCCTAATATCCCTTCCGCCGACTGAGGGTTATCAGCCGGCAACCTACCCAAGTAGCTCAGGGGAAGAGCGAGACCAAATAGTCCGTCGCATGAAAATCCAGGGTCTTCAAAAGCTGGTTGAAAGTCGCAGGTTCGAGTCCTGCCTTGGGTGCCAACAATTTAAATTCGAGTGATATGGAAGAGTTAGGAATCATTATATCGAATACGCTCACAGATATGCCGATAGGCTTTGATACTGAGCACGCTCACGTTAACATCTACCCAACTACACTGGGCATGATGTATCTAACGTCGCAGTTAGTAGATAGCTTGGAGCTAGACAAGGAGTTACTTCAAGCTGATCCATTCTTGGAAGCATTGCGAGTTGCAAACACCAAAAGGGAGACATGCTGCAGATTGATTGCATATCACTCACTCAATACAAAGAACGAAATATTAGATTCCAGATGTGTAAGCAAGCAGACGGAGTTAATCTTCAAAGAATGTTCCAACGAGGATATAGCCACTCTCCTCATCATCATCCTTAAGGCTAACTCATACCAGACAATAGCCAAAGAGACAGGAATGGAAGAAGAAGCGAAGCGTATGGCTAAGGTCAACGCAGCAAAGAAGTCGGAGAATAGCTTTATCTTCGGGGGCAAGACAATATGGGGAACTCTCATAGATGCCGCTTGCGAAAGATACGGATGGACTTTCGATTACGTGGTATGGGGAATATCGTATAACAACCTGACTCTCATGCTCAAAGACAAGATTACTTCAATCTATCTGTCTGACGAGGAGAGGAAGAAAGCACATATACCGGCAGCAGGGGAAGAGGTCATCGATGGCAACAACAAGGAGGCGGTCATGAAGGCGGTGATAGAGTCAGAGACCGAGATTTAACCGAAGTCTTCCTGCGCACGCACGTAAAGTTCCCATATCGAACACTCACATTTGGTGTTTCCCCGGCGATTCTTTATAACAGAGTATAAATTCAAGGAAAAATAGAACATTATGCCAAGCATTAAATTCGATACAATAGTCGAGACAGCCAAGGTCGTTTCCGGTTTTCGAGACATTCAGAACGCAGTTCATCAGACTGCCGAGAGGGTTGAGAAGGACGGAAAGTCTATTGACGATGTAATCTCGAATATACAGAACAGCATGAACATTGCCATTGGCGGTTGGAGCATTGGTAAGTTCGTCAATCAGATGATGCAGGTCCGCGGTCAGTTCCAGCAGACAGAAATGGCATTCAAGACGATGTTGCAGTCTGAGGAGAAAGCTGATGCTCTCATGAAGCAGTTGATCCGCACGGCAGCCGTCACACCTTTCGGGGTTGAAGACGTTACAGAGGGAGCCAAGCAGCTCCTTGCGTTCAACGTAGCAGCCGAGGATGTCAACAAGACGCTTATCGGATTGGGAGACGTTGCAGCAGGTATGGGTCTAAATCTTAAAGACCTCGTGATGCTTTATGGCACCACCATCGCCAAGGGTAAGATGGACACGATGGATTTGTACCAGTTCCTCAACCGAGGCATTCCTATCGCAGATGAGATAGCCAAGGTTATGGGTCTTGACGTTACCAACGCCATCAAGGAGGTCCAGAAGCAAATCAAGGCAGGCAAGGTTACCAGCGACATCTTCATCCAGGCAATGCAGAGTATGACCGCCGAGGGTAGCAAGTTCGGTGGCTTGATGGAGGCTCAGTCCAAGACTATTACAGGTCAGATAAGCAACATTGAGGATGCCATCGAGCAGATGTTCAATGACCTCGGCAAATCCCAGGAGGGTGTTATCAATACCGGATTGGGAGTCGTTTCCACCCTCGTTGAGAATTGGGAAACGGTAGGAAAGGCGGTTATGACTGTTGTTGCAGCGTATGGTGCATACAAGGCTGCGGTGATAGCGATGATAGCAATAGAGAAGGCAAGGATAGCAATAGGAAGCGCACAAGCTTTCTTGTCTCTCGCTAGGAGTATTTCTTCTGCAAAAGATGCCATGCTTCTTTTTAATATGGCAACAAGTGCCAACCCGCTTGGCCTTTTGCTTGGAACGGTTGCTGCAGGTATAACTTTGTTTAGTGTATTTGGAGGCTCTGCGGAAGATGCTAGCACAACGACAAACAAGTTTGGCGATGATGCCGCCAAAGCATCTTCTCGCGTAGAGTCCCTTTTGGACGTTATCAAAGCTTTAGGAGACAAGACGAACGAGCAGGCTAAAAAGTCAAAAGCCTATAAGGATGCAGTAAATGAACTCTCGACAATTTATGCCGAATATGGTATAACTATTGACAAGATCAAAGAGGACGAGAGCAATCTTGTTGACGTTAAGCAACAAGAGATAGATAAATCTAATGAGCTCATCGAGCAAATCAAGCTGGAATCTGCAGAACGTAATAGAGCTAATGCAATAAGTCAGGTGAATGATGACTACAACAAAAAAATCACGGAGGCGCAGGAAGACTTATTGAAAAATCTCAAAGACGCATACGGGAATGAAGGTCGTGGCATTAGTTTGAAGATACAGGACTTAGTATCAGAAGAGGAGCTTAAAAAGTTAGCTCAATATCGTAACGATATGCGTACGCTCAATAA